GGGACGTACCCCGTCTCGCCCGGACGCAGGACGTACCGCTTGCGGTCCCACTTGAAGTCCCAGGCCACGTCGTCAATGTTCGTGACCTTGCAGATGTCGTGCTCCATGAGGAACGGGCGCTCGGTGACCCTCGAGCGGCGACGGTGCTCGGGCTGGCTCACGATGCCGCGTGACTTCATCGAGGTGATCGTGGTCTGCTGCACGCCACGCCCCTTCGATTCGGGAAGCGCGCCGGCGAGCGATGGGGTGGGGATGCTCGTCATGTGTCCTCCTATGCCGAGAGCAGCAACACAGTACCGTTGTTGCCGGCCGAGCCGTTGTTGCCCGATCCGACGCCGGCACCACCGGCACCACCTGCCGCGGTGACCGAGGTGGTCAGTCCCGAGACGAGGTAGTTGCTGGCCTGGTTGTTAATCTGCTGGGGGTAGCAGGACCGCGAGATCAAGAACACCCCGCCGCCTCCGCCACCGGCCCCGCCACCGGCGTTCCCGCCAGCACCGGCGCCGCCGGCGCCACCGTTGGCCGTGATCGACCCGCCGCCCACGATCCGGCAGGCGGCGACCAGGCAGATGCCACCGCCGCCACCGCCGCCACCGCTCAGGTTGGTCCCGTCACCGGATCCGCCTCCGCCGCCGGCACCACCGCTCAGGGCGGTGACCGTGGCTCCGGCGATCTGGATGGCGTTGAGAACGACCGGCAGGTTGCGCCAGCCACCGTGGGCCGCCGTGGGCACGGTGACCGTCGCCCCGGCGCCACCCGATCCGGTGTTGCCGTTCCCTCCGGCGCCGCCGTTGCCACCGACCGCGTTCGACGGTCCCGAGGCGCCGGCCGAGCCGTTGCCCGTGGCACCGTTGCCGCCGGCGGTCCCGCCGCCGACGACGGTGGCCGACAGGGCCGCCCCGCCGGTGTTGCCCGACGCGGCGGTCCCGTTGTTGTTGATGTTGGCGGTGCCTACCAGGGTCAGCAGGCCCGAGCAGAAGAACCGATACCCGGCGGTGTTGATCGTCACCCCGGTGTTGACCGTGGCCGTGGCGGCGTAGATGTCCCTGGTCATCGTGTAGACGCCGTTGGACAGCGTGGCGCCGGCCACGGTGGTCGACCCGGTGGAGATGAACGTCAGCGTCCCGTCCGAGCCGTCCCCGTAGACCGACAGGTTGTGCCGGTACAGAGCGTGATCGAGGGCGTGCAGGATCGAGTCCATGCCCGAAGCGATGTCGACGCTGGTGAGCGGGACTCCTTGGTCGGCCAGAAGGTTGCGGTAAACCTCACCGACCGTGACGGCGGTGGGATTCGGGTAGACCTCGGTTGGCATGGAGCTACCTTTCGATCAGGCGCCGAACGGAATGTCGATCTTGGCCCAGCACAGGAGCGGGCCCGCCGACACGGTGACCGCCTGCAGGGCGACACCGATGGTCGTTCCGAAGGTGAACGAGGAGCCACCGCTGTCGTGCGCCTGGCCGGTGTGGCCCGAGGTGGTCGACACGATCAGGGTGTGGCCCACGGTGGTGGTGTTGTCGACAAGCACCTGGCAGATGCCCTTGGTGCCGACCATCGCGGTCAGGTTCGGACCGGCCTGCGACGGAGCGAAGGTGTTGGGCGCCGCCTGCAGGTACGAGCCGAGGGCACCGAACCCGAGGATGACACCGGCGAGCGTCGACCCGGTAGCCGAGGTGGCGGCGATGTCGACCTGCGCCACGGTGTAGGCGGTCGATCCGTCGTCGTCACCACCCGGCCCGGGGTTCGACCCCACGCCGGCGGCGATGAACGACACCACCGCACCAGGGATCCACGCGCCGGCGCCGGCTGTCGTCGGCAGCGTGATCGTGGTGGTGGTGCTGGCCTGCGAGACGCCGAGCGGCGCCCACAAGCACTGGTACTCGGGCTGCTGGTTGTTCAGCGCGAGTGCGTTGTAACTGTTCGCGAGGGGCACTGGATCCTCCTATGCCGTCAGAGCGGTGAACTTGCCCTGCACCTGGGGGTTGGTGCAGATGATGTTGCCGGCAACGTAGGTCAGTGACGTGATCACGAACTGGTTGGTCGGCATCTGGAACGGGTGGACCACGAAGTCTCCGTTCTGGTTGATCACCAGCTCGAAGTAGTCGTCGTTGAGGAAGAACAGGACTCCCTCGGTGCCCGAGGAGGGGATGTGCTCGTCCACCATCCACGGCTGGTTGCGATACCAGCCGCCCGAGAACCCGCCCGAGGCGAAGGTCTGGTCCACCACAGCGGTCGGCTGGGTGTATTGGACCTGGGCTTGCAGCAGGTTCTCGAACCGGGTCAGGTTGGCCCGGGTCGACACGGTGAGCTTGGGAGCACGGGCGCCCTTGGTGCACAGATCCCACAGGCTGTTCATGGCGCCGATGGTCAGCGTTGTGGTCGTGGAGTCGATCTGCGCGTTCAAGAACGGGTAGCTCGACCGGCTCAGGCCGCCGTAGGTGGTCGAGATCGTGCCGTTGTCCACGATCTCGAACATCCCGTCGAACGTCTTGAAGTTGGTGCCGTCCGACCAGACGCCGTAGGCCAGCTTGTCGCGCAGGTCCATCTTGGCGATCTCGCACTGCTCGATGACGTAGTTGGCCACCGCGTACTCAGAGTCCGCCCGGATGAGCGAACGCTGGTCGATGGTCACGTTCGTCTCGGCTTCCTTCCAGTCCCATGCGCCCGAGATTTCCGGGTCGGAGGGCTCCACGTTGAGCACCTCGGGACCGTAGAAGAACCCGCCGGTCGACCACGGCTGGTAGATGAACCGGGACTCGATGTGGAGTCCGCCGCGTCGGACGACCTTGTTCTTGGCCCACAGACGCCACGTCCACGGCGAGCCGAGGTAATAGACATCCGTTGCCTCCTCTCGCAGAATCCTCCGCGAGATGGAGGTGATCATGTCTACCCCGCTGGGTGTGACCATCAGCTAATCCCTTCTCCGGTGCCTTGCAGGCTGTTCATGAACTCTTTGACCAGTCCGAGCCTGGACTGCTCTGTCAACCTTCCGTCCCCCCGATGCTCGAGGGGTGTTCTCTGCGGTACGTCACCAGATGGGGATGCCGCGGAGGATAGCGCGGTCAACTGCCTCTGGCGGTGGACCGCCTCGGCCGTGCGTTCGTTGGGGTTCGGCGGCGGGGCCGTCTGACCCACGCCGAGCACCTTGGCGAGCAGGGCGTCGTTGGACCGCAACTCGAACTCGAGCGACTTTTCCATCGCCTCCTCCCAGGAGCCCGATGCCGCCCGGAACGCCTCGGGGAGCCGGTTGTTGCCCGCTCGGATGGCGATGGCCTGGATCTCCTCGGGAGCGAGCCGGTCGCCGTACTTAGCGGTGAACCGCTCGCCGGCGGCCTTGGCCGATGCGAGCATGATCTGCTGCTCGGTCTGCTGGTTCTGCTGCTGCAGGCCACCACGCAGTTCCCGCAGCTCACGCTGCATCTCCTGGTTCTGGTGCCACAGTTGAGCCTCGAACGAACCGGGGTCGATATGCTCGGGCAGCGTCGACTCGGGCTCGGGAGCGGCAGCCGCCGCCGCCTGCTCGGGGATGCCGAGGGCGGCCCGCTTGACCTGCAGGGCCCGCTCGGGGTCGGCGAGCGCCTGGCGCAGTTGCAGGAGCTCGAACCGCTCGGTGTCGGACATCCCGGCGAACGGGTCGGGCACCGGTGCCGGCGGCGTGACCGGCAGGACCGGCTCGGGCGGCAGTGGGTCGGCCACAGGAACAGGCGGGGCAGGCGGGGACGCAGCCTCCGGTGCGACCGGCGGCGCCCCCGCCCCGAGATCCCCGTCCGCGGCGCCGGGCGCATCCCCACCCGGATTCGGCGCCAACGACTCTCGAGGCTGGTAGCCCGCTGGCGCACCGGCAATCGGGCGGTCTTGCAGAGCCTTGTCCAACACCTCGTTCAGCTTGGTCACGTCGAACACACCGCCGGCGTCCTCGCCCTCGAGGCCCTCGCCGCCGAACAGCTCGAAGATGCTGTTGCTCACTGGTCAGCTCCCACTAGCGCCTGCTGGCGCATCTGCTCAGGATCCATGCCCGAGGGTGAAGGCCCCGAGCCTGATGTCGCCTGGGACGGGCCCTGGCCGGCACCCATCATGCCGGCGAGTCCTCCCATGACGGGCGACGGCCCGGGCGGCGCCTGCCCTTGGGCGGGTGCTCCCGGTGCCTGCTGGCCCCCCTTGGCCTGACCATGCACCATGTCCAGCACGGTCGTCTGCAGCTTCATGAGGGGGCCGGCGTACTGCGTTGCATCGGGCGCCATCAGTGTGTCGCCGATGGCCCGGAGCACGTTGCCCAGGCCCTCGGCCACGGTGGCCGGCGCACTCGATGCCTTGGAGGCCATCTACAGGTCGGGGTTGTCGCGGACCTCGGGGATCCGCCCCATCGCCATTGGATCCTCGCCCCACGCGGCAGTCTCGGTCTGACCCTGGCGCATGATGTTCGCCTTGCCCTTGGGCTGGGGTCCGTAGTCCGGGCGGACCTGATTCTCCATGTCGGCCATGACAGCCTCCTTCTTCGACTGGTCGCGGAGATTAGCGCATGGTCGCGGAGCCTGTCACGGATACTGACGCGGAGCACCCCCGGACCGGGGAGTCCAGGGGTGCTCGCGACCAGACGGACCGGGAGGCCCGTGTTGCTACCGGCCCTTACGGCCGTGGCGCTTGTGACCCTTGCGGCCACGGGCGCGGATCTGCGTCTCCATCTGCATCACCTCCCCCCGCGTGAGTGCTTGCGAGAATGACGCTTGGAACGCTTGGACTTGCGTTTCCCCTGCTGGCTCGGGGACTCGCGCTTGCCGGTGACCGACGAGCGACCGTGTGCCCAGGCTTCCGCGATGTCGGGATGCTGCGACCACAGGTAGCGGCGCTGCTTCTCCGACTTGAACGGCACAACCGGGCCGCCTATGCCCGTCCCAGGTGCGCCGTAGGATCTCCCCCGGCGTCGTCGGAGCAATCGGCAGGCAGCATGAACGCGTTGCGAGCCTCGAGGCCCACCGGCATCCCGGGGACGCCCTCGCTGTCGTGCTTGCCGATCATCGACCCGCGCTCGGCGGGCAGAATGGATCCACGGTTCGTGGTCGACATCTCATGGGAGACGGGCGCCCGATTGACGGCGTGGTCCATGACCGGGACTCTACGCTCCCTGCGGGGTCAAAGCAACGATCCCCGGACGAACGGTGCCCAGGCCGCCCGAGAGCATCAGTGTTCGTGCCCCGTTCCTGGCCCCTTGGGCTGGCCTTTCGGCCCACCGGAGAGGGCTGCTTCGACCGCCTGCTGCTGCTCCTCTTGCTGCAGGCGTTGGAGCACGCTCTGCCAGTGCGAGACGCGGTATGCCTGCAGGACGTACTGGCGGTCGACAACGTGCATCTGGTACAGGGTGTTCGCCTCTTGGATCCGGGCGGCCCGGCTGGTCGGCTTGGACGAGCCGGCGTTGACGAGGAGCGAGAACCGCATCGGGTCCAGCTCCCCGCTCGGACCCGGCGTGTAGAAGTGCTTGGCCGAGAGCTTGAGCGACGACATCTCGCCGTCGCCACCGACGATGGCCACCGTGCGCGATACGTCGTAGTTGATGATGATGAGGTTGGCGGCGAGCTCGAACGCCTTGCGGAGCGTCAGTTCCATGTTCCGCTGCGCCGAGCGGATGCGGATGAACCCCGCCTCCTGGGTCGCAGACACCTGCTTGTCGGTCGCCCGGCCGCTCGGGATCTCGCCCTTCTGGCCGCCTTGCAGGCCGGCGATGCGCTCGATCTCGTCCCGCCAGAACATCAAGAACTCCATGAGGAGGTTCGGCAGGTTCGGCGGGGACAGCCACGAAGGCTTGGCGCTCTGCGCGTTCGGCCC